AGAAAAAAATGAAGATAAATCGAATATTCAATAAAAAGGCCATTTTGGCGTTTATTTGTATGTTTAGACTTGTTTTGTGGTAAAAAAACTTGGAAACGTTTGGAAGCGGTTTCTTGCGGTTTCTATGCATTCACAGAAGGGGGTTTTGTG